AGAGCCTAAAGAATTATTATTAGCACGTAAATTAGGACTATGTTAAGTAAGCAAGGAGACGCACTACAATATCTCTTGGATGTGCGAGATGGTAAAATCAAACAAGGACTCGGTCTTGACTGCTTTTTAGACGAGCATTTAAGATTCAAGCCTAAACAACTAAACATCATTTTAGGACACGACAATGTCGGAAAGACGTATTGGATTAACTGGTACTTCCTTACGCTTGCACTTAAACACGGACTAACGTTTTGCATTTGGTCAGGAGAGAACCAAAAAGGTCAAATCCTGCGTGATATGATTCAAATGTATAGAGGCAAGCATTTTAGTAAATTAAGCCACTCACAAATCAGCGGAGACCTTGCGTACTTGGAGCAGTTCTTTACGTTCATAGACAACTCTAAATTGTACAAACCTGATGAGATACTTGAGCTATTTAAGAAGAGCGGTGCTATTGTAGGATTGATAGACCCATTTACAGGTTTAGACCGTGAGATGAGCTTTTCAGGAAACTACGAATTTATGAACCGAGCGAGGCAGTTTGTGAATCAGACCGGAATGACAATCTACATAAACACGCACCCTAACTCCGAATCAGGTAGAACAGGTAACCTATACCAAGACGGAGAATGGAAAGGACATTTAAAGCCTCCACTTAAAGACCATATAGAAGGCGGTAAGGCATTTTTGAATCGTTGCGATGATATGTTTGTAATTCACCGCCTAATCAAACACGAAACAATGAAGCTGATAACTTGGGTAGGAGTAGAGAAGGTCAAAGACACGGAAACAGGAGGCAAGCACACGGCATTAAATGAGCCAGTCTACTGCAACTTTAATTCAGGCATCGGATTTCAAATAAACGGAGTAGACCCTTTAGCGCCATTTAGACCAAACGAAAAGCAGATGGTCATACCAAAAGACGGACAAATAGAAAGTACATCGGATAAACTCCGTAGATTAGCAAACCAAAACCCTTTTTAAAATGGAAAGTGAATTGCAAAAATGGCAAGAGCAAGTATTATACTTAACAAGATTTGAAAACAATAAAATAACAAACGATATGAAAACAGTTAACTCATTAAGCGGAGGTAAAACATCAGCCTACATTGCAGCAAATTATCCTGCTGATTTTAATGTTTTTGCTTTGGTAAGAACAGATGATAAAAAATGCATGTTTCCAGATGCAAAAATTCGTCAAATTGTAAGTGATAAAATAGGTGCTGAATTTATTGGCACGCTTGAGGATGATGTAATTATTTATACAATGTTGGATTTAGAACAATTTATAGGGCAAAAAATTGATTGGGTAACAGGTAGAACATTTGACGAAATAATTAAAAGAAAAAATGGAACTACGTTTTTACCGTCTTGGATGAGACGATTTTGTACTACTGAAATGAAGATTGAACCAATGTTTTATTGGTGGAAAAATAATTTTGACGCACCTATAAAAATGCAAATTGGATTTAGAGCCAATGAAATGAATCGAGCTAATTCAATGATAAAGAAATTGAATAAGAATGGATTAAGTGAATTTGATGCAATAGTAGGGAAAATGAAATCGGGAAATAAAAATAAACATCAAATTATTGAATGGCAAAAACCAATGTTTCCATTAATTGAAGATAGTATATTTAAGGACACAATTGAAGAGTTTTGGAAAGATAAGCCAGTTCGTTTTGCTTGGATGAATAACTGTGTTGGGTGTATGCACAAGGAACCTATTTTATTAAACAAAATGTCTAAATTACATCCAAACAAATTAGAATGGTTTGCAGAACAAGAAAGACAAAGTAGTAATAATTGTACTTGGCGAGAAGGCATAACATATGACCAAATTATTAAGCACAAAATGCAAATGGAATTATTTGACGATGATTTTAACGATTGCGATTCAGGATATTGTGGACTATAAAAAAAAGAAAAATGGATTTATCACTAAAAATACTATGGGCAAAGACAACCGTATGGACGGTTAAAGAACGAATCAAGAACGTAAGAGAGAAACTCGAAAAGGAAAAGCCTGATGCCAAAGACTACATCAACGGAGGCAAAGAAAGCGAGGAGTATCTGCTTGAGACGATTCAGGTGATTAACCTACTTGAAGACGAAATCACAAATCTAAACCGAGAGCTGAACCAACTGGCAAGAAGAAACGCTCAACTGCGAGTTGCCTACCAAGAATTACAAGACGAAATTAAATTTAAAAACGTAGAATTATGAAAGTAACCGACAAAATAACAATAACAAACGAGGACAACATGGAGCTGATGGCACGTTATCCTGACAAGTATTTTGATTTGGCTATTGTTGACCCGCCTTATGGAATTGATATTGCAAAATGGGATAGTATTACAGATAGACCAAAAAAAGAATACTTTGAAGAATTATTTAGAGTTTCAAAAAATCAAATTATTTGGGGTGGTAATTATTTTACTGATAAGTTAATGGTCACTGAATCTTGGTTATGTTGGCACAAAAAACCTTTTTTAAAACAACAATCGCATTTTGAATTAGCTTGGACTTCATTGAACATTAAGCCGAAATTAATAGAATATACATACGCAGGAAATTGTGAAGGGTTAACTAATTTAAAAGTTAATTATGAAAAAAAAGCCATACACCCAACACAAAAACCTGAAAACTTATATTCAATTTTATTACAAGATTACGCCAAACAAGGCGACAAAATACTCGACACTCATCTTGGTTCAGGAAGTATTGCCATTGCTTGTCACGATTACGGATTCGAATTAACGGCTTGCGAGTTAGATGCCGAATACTATGAAAAAGCGATACAAAGAATTAAAAACCATACAAACCAACAAAAACTATTTTAAAATGATTAAAGAAAAAAAATTAGTAGCATTAACCGCCTTCCTTCCTGTGTTAGCAGACTTCATCGAAGATTTAAACGACCAGTACGTCTTTAAACAATCAATCAAACGCAAAGCAAATATGCTTGCAGAAGAAATCCAACGAGTAGACCGAGACATCCTACGAATAGACGGAGAGAACGCAGGTAAGATATTTGACGAGCAAATTCAGTTGCAGATATTGTTTCGTCAATGGGTGGAGAAAGTAATTGAAATAGACTGATGAGGTGCAAGAACTGCAAGGAGAAGTTTGAGCCTATCCGCTTCAATCAAAAATACTGCTTAAATAAGATGTGCGTTGATGCTTGGGTTCAAGAAGCGAAAGTAAAGAACTGGCAGAAGAAGAAAAAGCAAATGAAAGCCGATTTAGAGACCGTTCAGGACATTGTCAAGGCTGCTCAAATGGTATTTAACAAATACATCCGAGAGCGAGACAAAAACGAACTCTGCATCTCTTGTAGGCAGAAACCAAAGAAAGAAAACGCAGGGCATTTTTTCAACGCTAACAACCATTGGAACGTGCGTTTTGACGAGGATAACGTTCACTTACAATGCGAGAGGTGCAATAGTTTCTTATCAGGTAATCTAATTGAGTATAGAGCCAACCTAATTACGAAAATAGGTCAGGAAAGATTCGACCAACTTGAGGCACGAGCAAGGGTAACACGTAAGTTTACCAAAGACGAACTGAAAGAATTGATAAAAAAATATAAAAAAAAGTACAACGAATTGAAATAATCTATATCTTCGTATAAAATATAACACGCTATGAAAAATTTATTTAAAAGTTTGGCAGCATTTCAGCAGGAAGTGCCAGTAATTCACAAAGCCACACAAGGCTACGGGTATTCTTACGCAGATTTACCCAAGATTTTTGAGGTAATCAATCCTATCCTAAAGAAACACGGACTCGGATTTACCCAACAACTTACAAACCAAGAAGGGCAAAACTGCCTCAAGACGGTTATCTTCCACGAGAGCGGTGAGTTTATGGAATCGGTTTGTATGATTCCTTACGTTCAGCTAAAGGGTATGAATGACTATCAAGGTTTTGGTTCAGGTGTAACGTATTACCGCAGATATGCTTTGAGCGCAGCACTTGGTTTAGTAACGGACAAAGACACGGATGCATCAGGTGAGCAAGTAAAGACTGAAAAGAAACTGCCTGCCATTGACCAAAAGCGATTCAGCGCAGCAGTTCAAGCCATCGCCAAAGGTGAGTTCACACGAGAGAAACTCGAATCATCCTTTGCATTAACCGAAGGTCAAATTGATATGCTAAACGCACTATGAAAGCTCTCAAGATTCGATGTTCTGCCATTGGTAAAATAATGGCAACACCACGCTCTAAAAGCGAACTACTATCCCAAACGGCAAAAACATACATCCACGAACTCGTGCTACAAGAGAAATACGGCATCAGGAAGGAGTTTTCAAGCCGTTACACGGACAAAGGTAACGCAGTTGAGGATTTATCTATCTCGCTTGTCAATGATGTGTTAGACGTAAACTTTATCTATAAGAACGAGCAGTATTTTGAGAACGATTATATCAAAGGAACACCTGACGTAAACACGGAGGATGTATTGCTTGACGTTAAATCAAGTTGGGATGCTACTACCTTTCCGTTTTTTGATACCGAAATCCCTAACAAAGAGTATTTTTATCAGCTGCAAGGTTATTTATGGTTGACTGGCAAGACTCAAGCAATGCTTTGTTACTGCCTTGTTGATACTCCTATTGATATGGTAGAGGATGAAATCAGGAGAGCGCATTGGAAACTGCACAAGATTGAAGAGGACTACGACTTGCGTGAGGAGATTCTACGCAAACACGAATTTAGTCAAATCCCAAAGAACCGCAGAGTAAAAGTATTCTATGTGCAAAAAGACGAAGCAGTCATCCAACAAATTAAAGACCGTATAGAAGATTGCAGATTGTATTACGACACTCTAATGAAATTCCTATGAACCAGCAAGTAGAAGACCCGATAGTAATGGCAGTTTTGGCGAAGTATGCGGAACGCTCACAACGAGGGATAGAAAAGTACGGAACTATGTTAACACGAACTGATTTAAACCTCACCGATTGGCTTAATCATCTTCAGGAAGAACTAATGGATGCCACGCTATACATTGAGAAGCTAAAAGCGGATGTTAAACAAACTAAACAACAAGAACAATGAAACCCGAAGACGAATATCTTGCAGCTATTACAACGATGATACTCGTAACTGCAATAGCAATTATTTTAGTAATCAATTTAATCTATAATTTATAATGGAAAACAAAACAAACACAGGAGCAATCTTTAAGAACGACAAAAAGACGAGCGACAAACAACCCGACTACAAAGGAAAGGTAAACGTTAACGGCAAAGAGATGGAAGTAGCTCTATGGGTAAAGCAAGGCAAAAATGGTAGCTTCTTCTCGGCAGCATTTAGTGAGCCATATGTAGCACCAGTTGAACGTGCGCCAATTGGAGATAGTATTGACGATGACCTACCTTTTTAGTATGTATATCAACGATGAAGACCTACGGAAGCAGATACACAAACTCCTACTTAACCGAACACGAAACCAAATCGTAGAGGACATTAAGCTATTAGGATACAAGATGCATCACTTCCAAGTAAACAACTTCCTGAAAGGCAAAGACGTTACCTTATCAACACTCCACAAGTTAGATAAATACGTTAGCCGAGAGGTATAT